ACTTCCAGTAGTAGTATCCGTGGACTCTCAATCAATATGTTGTATCTTGATGAGTTTGCATTCGTAGACGATGCAGAAACATTCTATACTGCAACATATCCCGTTATTACATCAGGTAAAGATTCAAAGGTTATTATTACTTCCACTGCAAACGGTGTAGGTAATATGTTTCATAAAATATACGAAAGTGCAGTACATGGACAATCAGAATACAAAGACTTCACAATCAACTGGTATGACGTGCCAGGCAGAGACGAAGCATGGAAAGAACAAACAATTGCAAACACCTCAGAAGCACAGTTTGAACAAGAGTACGGAAACTCGTTTTTGGGAACTGGTAACACTCTCATTAACTCGAATACGTTACTTGGGTTGAAAGCATATGACCCTGAATGGTCAAAAGAAGAATTCTATATGTATCAAAAACCTGTAGAAGGTCACCAATATGTTATGTGTTGTGATGTTGCGAAGGGAAGAGGGATTGACTTCTCAACGTTTAGTATCTTTGACGTATCTTCTAAACCATTCAAACAAGTTGCGACATTTAGAAACTCTTTAATATCGCCACTATTGTTTCCTGATTTGATTGCGAAGTACGGTAAAGCATATAATGACGCAACTGTTATCATAGAAAACAACAATGAAGGAAGTATTGTTGCGTCACAATTGCATTATGATTTAGAATATCCTAATGTTTTTGTACAAGGACAACTGAAAGCAGAAGATATTGGTGTAACAATGTCTAGAAAAATCAAAAGAATTGGTTGTTCTACCCTAAAAGAACTATTAGAAGAAGATAGATTGCAATTATTGGACAGATGGACTATCACTGAGCTCATGACTTTTGTAAATAAGGGTAGAAGCTTTGAAGCCGATAGAGGTTATCATGATGATATGGTAATGACATGTGTATTATTTTCATGGTTTGTAACCACAGATTACTTCTATCATTTAACAAATTATCAAGTCAAAGAGTTGTTATATTCAGAACAACAGAAACTTATCGAAGAAGATATGTTGCCTGCAGGGATTTTTGGAGACAGAACAGTAGAAGAAGAGTCGTTTGTAGATAATAATGGAGATAGATGGTTTAACGACCCCTTAGAGAATATAAAGTTATAAATAAAACAGTAAACAACTTTTGACATTAACAGGAGAAAAAGTATGGCATTTCAAGTATCACCAGGCGTACAGGTTAAAGAGATTGACCTTACAAATGTTGTGCCTGCAGTATCCAGTACAACTGGTGCTTTCGCAGGAACATTCCAATGGGGCCCTGTTGATGAAGTAGTAACAATTTCAGACCAAAAAGGATTAGTAGAGAACTTTCATGAACCTGCTAACACCAACGGAGCTGCAGAGGACTACTATTCAGCTGAAGGATTTTTAAGATATGGTTCTTCTTTAAGAGTAGTTAGAATTAACTCTACAGGATTGTTTAGTGCGAATTCAGCTGGACATGCAACAACACTATTAAAAAATAGTGACGAATATGTTCAATCTTACCGAAGTGGTGCCTTATCAGGTACAGCTGGAAGGTGGGTAGCCCGTCACGCAGGAGTTCTAGGTAACTCACTAAAAGTATCTGTATGTTCAACTGCAAACGCTTATTTTGAAGATAACGCAGGAACAACTACAGGAAATAACGCAGTTGGAGCTTTAACCATAACAGGTGTTGCAAACGCAACTACTCTATTTAAGGTAAGAGATATTATCACATTTGATAATCATGCTCAAGAATACAGGATTACAGCTGCTTCAGGTACAGAATTAACCATTGAAGCAATCAACCAACCTGCAAACACAGGATTAACTACAGCAGTTGACGGTTCAAGTACAGCAGTCAACATTAACAGATTTTGGGAGTTCCACAATTTCTTTGATAAAGCCCCAGGCACTTCCGCATCTGCAGCCGCTGTCGGTGCAACCAATGACGAATGTCACGTAGTAGTCAGTGACGAAGACGGTGTATGGACTGGAACTCAAAACGAAGTTCTAGAGGTATTCCCATTCGTATCACTTGCAAGTGACGCTAAAGACGCTCAAGGTGCATCAAATTACTACAGAGACGTAATAGAAAGAACATCAGAGTACGTATGGTGGTCAGGACACTCCGTTGGAGATGACGCTTCACCAGTAACAGGTACACACGATACTTCTAGTGAACACAGAACATTAGCACAAGCTGTTACAGACCCATTCGGTGCAATCGATTTACCAGTAAATGATTCACTATCAGGTGGTAGCAATGGTAGAATGCCAACCGCCGCTGAGAAATACGGTGCATGGAACACACACTTTGCTGATTCAGAAACTGTAGATATTTCATTCCTAATCGTAGGTTCTTCAAGAACTGATAACGGTTCAGGAACAGACCAAGAAATTTTAAATGATTGGACAACTTTAACAAATCAAGCGATTCTTCTTTGTGAAAATAGAAAAGATTGTATGGCAATCGTATCACCAAGAAAGAGTGACGTAGTTGGAGTTACTTCCGAATCAACACAATCCGCAAACGTTATCGCTTCCGCTAACACTGCAACAAGTTCTTCTTATTCAGTTATGGACAGTGGTTGGTTATACGTTTACGAAAGATATAACGACAAATACTGTTGGATTCCAGGCAATGGACATACTGCAGGTCTAATGGCAAGAAGTGACTTACTAAGAGACCCATGGTTCTCACCTGCTGGTTTCTCAAGAGGTCAATACTTAGGTGTAACTAAACTTGCATTTAATCCTTCACAATCGTCTAGAGACGACTTATACAGTGCAAGGGTTAACCCAATTGTTACATTCCCAGGCCAAGGAACAGTCCTATTTGGTGACAAAACTATGTTAACCACACCTTCTGCATTCGACAGAATCAATGTAAGAAGATTGTTCATAGTCCTAGAGAAAGCAATCGCAACAGCCGCTAAAGCACAACTCTTTGAATTCAATGACGCATTCACTAGAGCACAATTTAGAGCTGCTGTAGAACCTTTCTTGAGAGACGTTAAGAACAGACGTGGACTTGTAGATTTCTCAGTATTGTGTGACGAAACAAACAACACTGATAGTGTTATCGATAGAAACGAATTTGTATGTTCAATCTTCGTTAAACCTAACAGGTCGATTAACTTTATCACACTTAACTTTGTAGCTGCTAGGTCAGGTGTAGAGTTTAGTGAAATTTACGGTGCAGTCTAAGGGAGAAATAAATGGCAACAATAGATGAATTTAAAGCGCAATTAATCGCTGGTGGCCCTAGAGCTAATAGGTTCAGAGTCTTTATACCTAGAACAGGTAATAAGATTGAGTTCCTATGTCAAGCTGCTCAGATTCCCGCTATGACTGTCGGACAGGTAACAGTTCCATTCAGAGGAATGAACTTAAAACTTGCTGGAGACAGGACTTTTGAAGCATGGACAGTTACTGTAATCAACGATGTTGAATTCAGTGTAAGAAGTGCACTAGAAGCATGGCAATTGGATATCAGTCAGTTAGATTCAGGTATCGGTGCAATTAATAACGATTATTTGTTATCAAGAGCATTCGTTGAACAATTAAACAAAGATGACTCAGTCCTTGCGAGATACGAATTCTTCAATATGTTCCCTCAAAATATCGGTGGAATCGAACTGAATATGGGAACTGCTGACGAAGTTGAAACTTTTGAAGTTTCATTTGACTACTCTCACTGGGAAAGAGTTATTTAATTAAAGTGAAGTACACCCTCATTTTAGGGGAGTATAAATATTAGCATGGAAATTTTTGGGTTTGAAATAACTCGTAAGAAAGACGAGTTGCGAAACATAGAGGTGTCAACGGCACCTAGTTTTGTTCCGCCTGTCGAAGATGACGGTACACCCGTCATTCAACAACAGCCAGGCGGTTTCATATCAGGTGGAGCATATGGTTCCTACATTGATATGGAAGGTGGTATTAAGAATGAGACAGGTCTCATTACAAGATACCGTGAAATATCTCTAATCCCTGAGTGTGACTCGGCGATTGAAGATATTGTTAATGAGTGTATCACATCGGATTCTCAAGACAAGATTGTATCACTCGACCTCAGAGATGTGAAGCTCTCTGACAGTATCAAGACCAAGATACATGACGAGTTTAATCATATTCTTGCCTTAATGAAGTTCAATCAGAACTCTCACGAATTATTCCGAAAATGGTACGTAGATGGAAGGATATACTTCCATAAGGTCGTTGACGGCAAACGTCCGAAAGCAGGTATTGTAGACCTAAGAAACATTGACCCACTTAAAATTAAGAAGGTTAGAAATGTAATCAAAGGTAAATCGGACAAAGCAGGTGTTGACGTAATAAAGAAAGTTGAAGAATTTTATGTCTTCAACGATAAAGGTTTCGATAAATCTTCAGCGAATGACGGAACAACGGTGAAGATTGCCCCTGAAGCAGTATCATATACTACATCAGGGTTATTAGATTACACAAAGAATGTTGTAATCGGATATTTGCACAAAGCATTGAAGACTGCAAATCAGTTATCAATGATGGAAGACGCACTTGTTATCTATAGGATATCACGTGCGCCAGAGAGAAGGATATTCTACATTGACGTAGGTAACCTTCCAAAGGCAAAAGCAGAACAGTATTTGTCTGAGGTTATGAACAAGTATAGAAACAAACTTGTTTACAACGCAGACACAGGTGAAATCAAAGATGATAGAAAACATATGTCTATGTTGGAAGATTTTTGGTTACCTAGGAGAGAAGGTGGACGTGGGACAGAGATAACAACTTTGCCAGGCGGACAAAATCTCTCGGAGATAGAAGACATTGAATACTTTAAGTCGAAGTTATATAAGAGTTTAAGTATTCCAGCTTCTAGAATGGAAGCAGACGCAGGATTCAATTTGGGACGTGCGTCCGAAATCCAAAGAGACGAACTTAAGTTTAATAAGTTCACAAACAGACTTCAAAAGAAGTTTAGTAGAGTATTCATTGACGTTTTAAGAACACAATTAATACTTAAAGAAATTGTAAGTCAAGAAGAATTTGACAAGTTAGTCAAAGACTTCTGCCAGTTTGATTATGCTAGTGATAACCACTTTGCAGAGTTGAAAGACGCTGAAATTATGCGTGAGAGACTTGAGACTTTATCAACCGTTGACGAGTATGTTGGTAAGTATTATTCTCAAGAGTTTGTACGTAAGAATATTCTAATGCAAACCGAAGAAGAAATAAAACTTCTCGACAAACAAATGGAAAATGAAGGTGGAGACGAAGAAGGTGGTGACGATGAATTTGGGGGATTTTAATAAATGACAGAAATAGCAAAGAAAATAGTTGACGAGATAGAACAAGGTAAGTTGCAAGACGCTAAAGATTCTATCTTTGACGGTATTAAAGAAAAAGCTGCCCAAGCGGTGGACATGAAGAGAGTAGAAGCACAGGTTGATTGGATGAAAAATGAACCTGAAACTACTGTTGAGGAAGAGTAAATGAAGTCTTTTGCATCTATATCAAGAGAACTTTATGAGGCAAAATTTAAATTGCCTAAAAAACATAAAGAACTTAAGGTAGATAGCATGAAAACGGGTGGTAAAAATTATACCATTACGTATACCAAAATGGGTAGAGACATTTATGCATTCGTGAATAATAATGAAACTGGGCCTTATAAAGACTTAAAGGACGCAGAAAAATCTGTGAAGGAATTATCCAAACTCTTTAAACAAATGAATTTTGAAGGGGTAACAGAAGAGGAAATTTTCAATGAAATTAATTTCAGAGTATAACGAAGCAAAACCATTAGTAGAATCTAAAGAAAATGGTAAAAAAGATTACTTTATCGAAGGTGTCTTCATGCAAGCAGACATTAAGAATCGTAACGGAAGAGTCTACCCTAAAGAAATCATGGACAAAGAGGTCAAACGTTACATTAAAGAATTTGTAAACCAACAAAGAGCATTCGGAGAGTTAGGACACCCCGAAGGGCCAACAATCAATTTAGACAAAGTATCCCACATG